ACAGGGGGACTGACCGTCCCCCTTGAACCCCCTGCATTTCCTGAGCAACTTAATATTATGTTTTAAGGAGTACCACTCAAAACATAATCATGACGGGCTTCGCCCTTAAAAGAAGGAAGGTTTTAAACAGGGGGACTGACCGTCCCCCTTGAACCCCCTGCATTTCCTGAGCAACTTAATATTATGTTTTAAGGAGTACCACTCAAAACATAATCATGACGGGCTTCGCCCTTAAAAGAAGGAAGGTTTTAAAGGAAACCTGGGTTTCCTTTACTGGGTTTCCTTTACACGGATGATGTTCCAGCTAAATTAGTGGAAACAGGCAAGTAAGTGCTTTCCATAAACGTAATCTTCTCACTTTTACCAATGGGTGCTTTGGTATTTACGATTTCTTCTTCTAAAGTGCGCGGTTGCTTCTTGGCCAGATCTGCTTTCTGAGGTTCGTTTTGAGGAGGTGTGGCCTCTTTAATCTCTTGCTCGGCTTCTATCATAAGGACCTCATGGGGTTTGGTATATTGGACATAAGATGTCTTAGGTGTTACCACAGAACTTCTGCGTAATAGTGTGTAAGCAACAAAAACAAATAAAATGGCGACAATGGGATGAGAATAAATGAAAAGAGCTAAAATAATGGCTAAAAGAACGATAACGCCTAAAGGACTTTCAATGTAAGGGTTAAGTGCTGGAGGTGTGGATACGGGGAAAATAAGGTACAAAATGAAAACCACCAATACCAACATTTCCGGAACATGTATTTTTTTCACTAAGGAAGATTTGCTCATAATAATATAAAATACACAGATACTTTATTTATTTCATGTTCCACCGTTAAGGTCATCTATTTTTGTTTTTAATTTATCATATTCCAATAATAGTTGGTAAAATCCAAGAGGAAAAAATACATGCCATAAAGGATGCCCATATTTGGTAATTTCGTTGCAAAAATGTTCGCATATAATCCACGAAATAGCACCTGTCAAAGAAATCAACAAATACCGTTTGTAAGCCACCTTGTATTTTTGCGCGACCTGATAAATCATGTATAACGAACCTCCTACATATACGCCAAATATGCTTGGAAACAATTGGTCATAATGCATCAACGTATTAAACACCAAAAACGAATACATAAAGGCCGTATTATAACGATTCAATTTATTTCGAGCTTCAGATCGTTTGTAATACACATTGATTAATCCCCACAATCCAAAATAGTTGGCCAAGATCATGGATATTTCGTCGGCTTGTTTCCCAACCCAATCTAAATAATAATGATAGTGATAACTAGCAACTCCATTAGCAGCCAACATACATGCCACGTTATAGAATAATGGATATTTAGGAAAGCCTAAAACCATGGGAACGATGCTAATAATTAATGACGTATAAGAATTCATTATTTCCGGTCCCTTGTTGTTTTGCAATTTCGATTCGCAAAAATTATGATGAAAAGAAGATTGTTTTGGACCTATACGCGCAAGTGCAGTGTCATTCGAAACACTATATACTTCTCGGAAAGGCGAAGTGCATAAAATAGGGGAAAGCGATGAACAAAGTAAAAGAGTGGAACAAAGTAAAAAAGAACAAAAGTGCATAGTTATAATAATAATCACATATTATTACCTATAATAATACCTATTTCGTTTTATTTCAATACTTACATAAACAATTGCGCACATTACTGCAATAGCAATCACAATCATAAATCCAAATCCAGGGTCCATTATATATAATCAACTATATAATGGAAAATACCAAAATTTGTCACCATTTCAATCATATTGACAATATTCACTTGTATCCATAAATACGCGGGAACGTTGAGATCCTTTTCCAAATACGGCACAACTCATCGCTGCAAAAATACATCCCAAACATCCGAATAAAGCAATTATCTCACCAGCCATGTTACACTATTCTCGCACGATATTTTTTGAAAAAATATTAATCCCCACTTAAAACATAGATGGTTTTAGAAGTTGCAGCATTTGTCGGTTTATTTGCAAGCACCGCCATATTAGTATATTTATTGGAACCCGAAGTTACTAATCGCAACGATTATCGATTGCATTCACTATAATATCACTGCAATTATGCACTGATATTATAATACAAATACACGGATTATGTCAATTTACATGTGAAAGATCTCCACCCCGAAAACGCCTAAAGTTCTTGGAAATTTCAATTACGCGTTGATAAAATTGATTAAAAAAAGATTCAATTTATAGTTCCAAAAACAAAATGCGGAGATTTATCAAAAAACCAGCCAAAAAAAATACGCATGTCCTAAAGGACGATGAAAAGGAATCTATTTTAGAAGCCTCATATTTAGGGAAAAAGGGATATACAATACCTAAATCCGTTTTGAGTGAAAGCGAATATGCTCACCTAAAAGAAGAATTAAATGTAACACCAGAAGTACATGGTGTGCAATATGGAGTACCACAAGAAGCGGGTGCATTTCCAGTATATCGCGAAAACGACAAAAAAATATATGTGCCGCGGTTTTACGGCATTGAGCGTTATGGATTGCCAGACAAGAGTGAAATTACCAGTGGCGAATCCATAAACGTGCATTTTGCCAAACCGTTGCGTGATTATCAAGAAAACATTGTGTCTATTTATCATGATCACGTCTCTAAACCCATTGCCCAAGGAAGCGAAAATACGGGAGGTGGCGCTATTTTGGAAGTGCCATGTGGTCGCGGTAAATGTTTGGGGAAAAATACGTTGGTGATGATGAGCAACGGCGATTTCAAAAAAGTCCAAGATATTAAAGATGGTGATTATTTAATGGGAGACAATTCCACACCCCGCAAAGTATTATCTTTGGCACGTGGTCGCGAAACCATGTACAAAGTCCATCATGATTGCGGGTATTACATTGTCAATAAAAGTCACATATTGTCTCTGCGTTGCGAAAATGCCAATGATCGCTATCCGGTAAATAGCATTGTGGATATTTCGGTGGAAGATTATCTGAAATTACCGCAATCCTATCGCGATCCGGATATGCCCCATTTGTGCGGATATCGCGTGCCCATACAGTTCAAAAAACAGCCCTTAGAAGACGACCCTTATTTTATCGGACATCTTGCCAATGGACTTATACCAGAAAACGCTATTAAAAACGGCATTTCTGAAAGATTGGAAGTATTGGCCGGAATCATCGATGCGCACGGGAACAACTATGACTATTATTATGATATTTGGTCAAACAATGAAGAAAGAGTCATGCAAATTGTTTATTTGGCGCGTTCTTTAGGATTGTTTTGTAAATACAATTACAATGAAAATTACCAACTATGGCAACTCGAATTATTTGGCCCGATTTTGGAAAAAATACCCGTACGTCATATTAACAAAGTCCGCCCAATTCCCACAAATTGTCATCACCTATCGTATAATATACGTTTGGAGGAAATTGGCGAAGATGATTATTATGGATTTGAAATCGACGGAAATCGCAGATTCGTATTGGGTGATTTTAGCGTTACGCACAATACGGTTATGGCACTGAAAATCGTGGAGTTATTGCAAAAAAAGACACTGATCATTGTACATAAAGAATTCTTGATGAATCAATGGATCGAACGCGCCGAGGAATTCCTTCCCGGAGTGAAAATCGGCAAAATCCAAGGATCGGTGTTTGATGTACAAGGAAAGGATTTGGTATTGGGTATGTTGCAAACACTATACGACAAAGCTCTTCCGGAAAATGCGTTCAGTTGCTTTGGACTCACCATTGTGGATGAGGTCCATCGTATTGGAAGTGAGCAGTTTTCCAAGACATTATTGCGGACCATTACTCCGTGTATGTTGGGCATATCTGCCACGGTGGATCGCAAAGACAAATTGACCAAAGTGTTGTACATGTTTATTGGTCCAAAGATTTACAGTGAAGATCGCGAAGACGATGATCCTGTCATGGTACGTGCATTAGAATATATTAGCAGCGATCCGGAATTCAATGAAACCGAATACGATTTCCGCGGTCAAGCGAAATACAGTACTATGATTACCAAATTGTGCAATTTCCATCGACGCAGCGATTTCATTGTGCAAGTGTTACATGATCTAATAGAAGAGAGCAAAATCAAGGAAACCAATGCGCAAATCATGGTATTGAGTCACAACAAGAGTTTGCTAAAATATTTGTTTGAAGCGGTTATGCACAGAAAATTTGCCACAGTGGGATATTATGTGGGTGGAATGAAACAAGTAGATTTGCAAGAAACGGAAAGAAAGCAAATTGTCTTGGCCACGTATGCCATGGCTGCTGAGGCATTGGATATCAAATCATTGTCCATATTGCTAATGGCCACACCGAAAACGGACATTACGCAATCGGTGGGGCGTATTTTGCGCGTAAAACACAAGAATCCTATTGTGGTCGATATTGTGGATCGTCATGAAGTGTTTCAAAATCAATGGAATCAACGAAGACGATTTTATAAAAAATGCAATTACGCCATATATAAAAAAGACAGTACGCAATATAAAAACATGAATTGTGATTGGAAAACCGACAAGTCATGGAAGTTACTATTTAAACCTTTCCAAAAAGGCGAAACACAAAAAGAAGAAAAAATGATTGGAAAATGTTTGATTAATTTACAGGATTTGTAATTTAGGTAAGACAATGACCTTTGGTACAATGACGCCCCCCCCTTTTTTTCTTGTTGCGCAAAGATTTGCGACGACATGAACAACACGACTTGCAAATTCTCAATTTACGAGACCTGCAATGTTGCTTTTGAGAAAATCCCTTGGGCTTTTTGCAATTGATCGATTTCTTGTATTTGGCAGACCAAAACTGACGACGACGCTTTGTTTTACGCTTTCTCTTTCCTCCCCCCATCAAGGCACCGCTGCATGACAAAGTCGTACCAGGAGGGTCGGTCCATGCTGCACCATAATTAGCCGCATTATAGGTTCCCCGAGACAAATTCGAAATAGGATCAGTGGCACTTGCATAAGGAGGCAATACGTTGTTTCCTCCGTTAATAGATGTTGGATTTGTCATATAGTATATGAACACATATTTATGAGGGCGAAGCCCGTGACAATGATGTTTTAAGAAATATTACTCAAAACATAATTGGTATATTAGAGTTTTCCAATATGGACAACGCGACCTTTTTCTTTCTGATAAACGGCTTTTACCGGCATCCATTTTCTAAATTTGCGGTTGAAAATGCATTCCATAACCACGGTTTTTTCTAAATCCACGTATTTCTCTGGACGACTGTCTTGGAAATCGTCTTCGTCATCGCTTTCTTCCAAAGCGTCTAAATTCCTGTTTTCCTTAATGTTGCGAAACAATCCGTTCATAAAGACGGAACTATTATAACTGGGCAAATAAGCCAATCCGCAATATATTCTCTTGGATTTTGCACCAAACGAATACAAATGGTAAATGTCGTTTTGCAAATCCGCCTTCACTTCAAAACATGTACCTTGTCTATATTGGGGTTTGGAGAAGTCGAATCGCGGAAGAGGAGGAGGAATGAAAATAGGACCGCTAAAGGTGGGTTCGTTTTTCGGTGCCAAAATATTCTTCGTCATGGGAATATTCACATAAGGGACGATTTTATCAAAGCTTCGGTGCTGTAAATGATGTACTTGATAGGGTACATTGTCTTGCCATGTCAGGGGTAATTGTTCTTGATAGCTCCACATCATGGGCAAAGCAATGGCTAAAGGACAATGTTGGCCAAGAAAGGAGCTGTAATTTTCGAAAAACATTTGCAAAAAGGACAATTTTTCGCGATAAGGTTGTTTGTACAAAGGTATTCCGGAAGAATACATCATGTCTTCCACGACAAAAATGGGATTGTCCATGGATTCGTATTCGCATAAACAGCCATATAACAAAGTATTATAGGCCAATCTGCATGGAATATTTTCTTGCGCTAAAATGGAAATGCGTCCCACCTTCTTTTCTTTGTTGAGCTCCATTAAAAACAAAGCATCATGATCATTGTAAAATGTTGCCCAAAGAAAAGCTTTTTTGCCATATGGAATGGCTAAAGTAACATCATAGTGTTCGGAAACTTTCTTATGTGACACAGTTTCATAGGAAAGTTCAAAAGAGGGAAATCGATTCAATAATTCGTTTGCTTGATACTGATTTAAGACCTGCATGGTGCGATACAAAGTATATGTATATAGACGATGAAGCGTTTAAGTCATTTACAAATATATATTATAGCGACGCAGTCATTTGTCGCTGGATAAATGCAGTTAAATCCTCGTTAATATTGCGTATATCATTTTCGTCTAAATCTTTTTTCTGTTTTGGTTGGGCGCTTGTTTCGGCTTCGCTTAATTTGCGCATCATTTGTTCCTTTTCTTTTTCATTGTTTTCTTGGATTTCGTCCATAATGTTTTGGTATTTTTGAATATGGAAATTGACAACATCTTTTGTTTTTCGGGTGGTATAAGTGTTTTTCAAATAATGGATCAAATTATCGATAATAAAAATGATGAGAAACGATGCCACCAATGTTTTTATGAAACTATACATGAATTATATAGTTTCATAGGAAGGGAAAACCGTGCTTTAAACTAATTTATACTGCTTGGTTTTCTTCTTTGGATGAATTCATTTCCATTGTTGCATCGGATGGTCCTGCTGGAACAGGAGTTTCTTTGCTAATATCCATTGCATCGGCATCGTCTTCGTCGTCAGTGGCAATATCTTCTTCTGATCCTGCGGGAACAACTCCTTCTTGCTCATCTTCGTCGTCGGTTTCAACGCCTTCTTGTTGTCCTTCGCCTTCGGCTTCGTCATCCGTTTCATCTTCTTCTTGTTCATCTTCGTCATCGGTTTCGAAATCGTCTTGTTGCATATTTCCACTATCCATATTCAACAATTGTTGCAACGACTGAACAAAGGTCTGTAAAGTACTCATTTTGGAATCATTTTGTTGCATTTGCTGTTTTAAGGATTCATTTTCCTGTTTTAAGGAGTCATTTTCTTGTGTTAAACGTTGAATTTCTTCGTTGTTTTCTTGTGTTAATTTAGTAATTTGATCACTATTGCTCTCTTCACTTACGTCCATAGCAGGAGCAGAAGTTTCTTTACTTACGTCCATAGCAGCAGAGTCTTCTGCTGTGGTATTTGCAGAATCTTGAGCTGATTCATCTTTTTGATTACCCATTAAATAATCAGCCGTGTCTTTTAATGAATCGGTCATTGTACCAATAATAGAAGTGTTTTCTTTCTTTTCTGGATTTTCTGTATTACCACCTTTTATTTTATATCTGCGTTTTTGACTTCCTTCTTTTTTCGGGTGCTTACGATGATTTTTCGTATATTTATGTTGCGTCATTATATAATAGTTTTATAAATTATAAATAAGGGAAAACATATAAAAAATTCCTAAATAGATAGTACAAATATGAAATCCATTGTCATTGTTGAAAAAACCGGTACCTTAAAAACCACTAAATTTAAGGAAGATAACATAGACGAATTATATAAAAAGGCAGGATGCAAAACGTCTAAAGATTTTGAAAAACAAACTTCTTGGTCTCTTGAAATAAACAACAAAAAATACAAAATTTATGTATATGGAAAAACCAATGGCCGCGCGGGCCAAGAAAACAAATACGATTTTCCTCCTCCCATTGACAACACCTTGTTTTTCGGGTCATGCGTTGTTTTGGCTAAAAACCAAAGTTCCGAAGTCGTGGATTTATCTCTTGAATTGTGGAAATCCATATACGAAACATTGTTTGGAGGATTTGAAGATATTGGTGACGAAGATAGTGAAGAAGAGGAGGAGGAAGAAGAAGATGTACCTCGCACCAAAGAAGGATATGTAAAAGACGATTTCATTGTGGATGATGACGAAGAAGAAGATGGAGATTACGAAGATGACGAAGAAGAAGACGAAGACGAAGATGAGGACGATGAAGAGGAAGAAGAAGAAATCGTTGTACCAAAACGTAAAATGGCAACGCGTGCATCGTCTAAGAAAAAAAAGGAACCGCAAAATGTATTTGTCATGTCACAGCATTATGATGAAGAATTGGAATACACGAGTGAATTGAGTGAAGATTCCTATGATTGATTTATTTGAATTATATTTCTTACACCATTTCACATTGAAAATGCAAAATGGTGTAAAACACAATTCTCTCTATTTGTGTGATAAAATTGATTATCAAATAATACAAGAAAAGATTTAAACATAAAGTGGTGATTATACATAAAATGCGTCTTATTAACAATCCGGATCATTTTCGTCAAAATATTCGCAATGAATTGCGAAAGAAGGTATTGGGAAACAAGAGTTCGGCAGATCATTTATTGAGTAACAATATGGAAAAGGGGATTTATAATTATTGTATCAAGGAAGCTGGTCGGCGCAAAATCATCAAAAAATGGACCAATCCATTGTTTGTACAATTGTATGTTGATAAATTGCGGTCGATTTATATTAATTTGGGGCAAGAGGAATTCTTGCAGCAAATTCAAAAGGGTGAAATTTTACCCCAGCAAGTTGCGTTTATGACACATCAGGAAATGAATCCACATATTTGGAAAGTGCATATTGAGAAGAAAATGAAACGTGATGCTTCGAAATATAATGACAATATGCAAGCTTCCACGAACATGTATACGTGCAAAAAATGCAAATCACAGCGTTGTACGTATTATGAAATGCAAACACGAAGTGCGGATGAGCCTGCGACTATTTTCGTAACTTGTTTGGATTGTGGTAAAAATTGGCGTTCTTAATTTGTAAAGTATATAACTTTTTTAGTTTCATATCAATCAACCAAATAATCTGTTATTTAATAACTATTCATTATATTTGCTCATCATATTTGCTAACTTATTACTTGAGTGGCTGCTTTTGAAATGATGATGAAACGCTTCAAGTTCAGTTTCCCATGATTTTTTTGAATGTTTTGGATGTTTTGGATGTTTTGGATGTACATGAGGTTTATATTCTCCACCACCATCTTCTCCTGGTACATGTGTTTATTTTCTCCATAAGTTTTTTGGAGGTTTTGGCAGTACATGAGGTTTATATTCTCCACCACCATCTTCTCCTGGTACATCTGTTGGTTTTCTCCATAAGTTTTTTGGAGGTTTTGGCAGTACAGGAGGTGTTGGAGTTGGTACAACTGGTCTGGGTGCAGGAGATGTTGGAGTTGGTACAACTGGTCTGGGTGCAGGAGATATTGGAGTTGGTACAACTGGTCTGGGTGCAGGAGATGTTGGAGTTGGTACAACTGGTCTGGGTGCAGGAGGTGTTGGAGTTGGTACAACTGGTCTGGGTGCAGGAGATATTGGAGTTGGTACAACTGGTCTGGGTGCAACAGGTTTGGGTGCAACTGGTGTTGGTGCAACTGGTGTTGGTGCAACTGGTCTGGGTGCAACTGGTGTTGGTGCAACTGGTCTGGGTGCAGGAGGTGTTGGTGTTGGTGCAACTGGTCTGGGTACAACTGGTCTGGGTGCAGGAGGTGTTGGTGTTGGTGCAACTGGTGTGGGTACAACTGGTCTGGGTACAGGAGGTGTTGGTGCAACTGGTCTAGGTACAGGAGGTGTGGGTGTAAAATGTCCGTGACGATGATCATGATGATCATGGGGATGTCTATGGTCATGGCGATGTCTGTGATCATGTCTATGATGACGATGATAATCACCATCTTCTCTGCGGTATTCTCTGCGTTCCTCACGAAGTTCTCTGCGTTCCTCACGATCTTCACGACGGTCACCACGGTCTTCTCTGCGATCTTCGCGATCATGTCTGTGATGATGATGACGATCTTCTCTGCGTTCTTCACGGTCTTCTCTGCGATCTTCACGATCATGTCTGTGATGATGATGATGACGATCATCTCGACGGTCTTCGCGATATTCACTATATCCTTCATCGGATTCCATAGTTGCACCATTTATGAAGTTTCTTCCAAGAGGAGGAATGACTAAAATGGAGGCAACTAAGCATGCCAATGCGACGTGAAAATGGTGTTTCACCCCACCTTTCTTGAAAACCAACATCAAAACAAAGATTGCTAAAATAATTTGAAGCAATTGCAGAACATTCAAAAAGCTCATTTATATATTAAACTTTTATAAAAAGTGTTTAATAAAGAGTTATATACTTTTTATTAAATGAAAAATGTGATTAATTACAAGTCAGAGTTGCCTGATTATACCAAGCACAACCACCATCACCATGACCATTAAGTACGGCAGGTCTTATAGGCTGTGTGTCCCCTCCTCTCTTCTTGGAGCTCTTCTTGAAAAGTTTGAATTGTCCCTTCTTGGCGGTGTAACCAGCCTTGCGAAGACGGTTGATGGTCTTCTTACGCTTAGCAGTACGACTGGCCTTCTTGGAAACAATGCTTCCGTGCTTGTTTTTCTTAAGGTCCTTTTTCTCTAAACCTCCGCTGGTGTGTTTAGCGTTTCCGTGGAATACCGCAGCACGGCTTCCAACGGCAGGAATGTGGTGCTTCTTAGCAGTCTTGTGGTGTTTTTTTCCTCCGATTTGAGTCATTATATATTTAGCCAATATATTATTCCACGCAACAATAGCAACGCAATGGCACAATAAACATATTGTAAAGAAAGGGGTTTAAATCGTGACAATAATATACCTTTATAATCAAATGGAAGAGAAAAACGAAGTCAAACCCGAAGTACCGGAAAATTTTCGTTCCACAATTACAGATTTCGCTAAAGATCTGCAAAATACTTTCCCCGAAGTGAAGGACCAATTAAAAAAATGGTGCGACGAAGAAACTCCCCAAGAATCATATAATGAACTTTTCACTTATTGTTTAGGAATTTACCCTCCTCGTTTTTTCGATATTTTGAATCAAAATGAAGATATTTTCAAAGAAACCCAAGAAGGCGAAGAACCTTACAATACATGTTTCTTGCCCAATATCGATTTCAAACAATTGTATTATTGCGAAGGAGTCACCAAAACCATGCAAGAAACGATTTGGAAATATTTGCAATTATTGCTTTTTTCATTAGTGGGTACAATGAAAGACAAAATGGACTTTGGCGATGCCATGGGTATGTTTAACGATATGGAAAAAGAAGATTTAGAAGGAAAACTCCACGAAGCCATGTCCAATATTCACGATTTTTTCAGCAACATGGAAGAACCCAAGGAAGGCGAAACGCCTCAAGAAGGCGCTTCACAATCACGAAATATGCCAGCCCCCGAAGACATACACAGCCACTTGATGGGACTGTTTGACGGAAAAATCGGAAAACTGGCCAAAGAATTAGCCTCCGATTTGACGGGTGACTTGGAAGGAACGTTGGGAATTAATTTGAATGACGCCACTTCCTCCAAAGACGTATTGAAATCATTGCTAAAGAACCCTAATAAAATCAGTGGATTGGTGAAAACCGTGGGCGAAAAGTTGAATGACAAAATGGCCAGTGGTGAAATCAGTCAACAAGATTTGCTAAAGGAGGCAGGTTCAATGATGAAGAAAATGAAAGACATGGGTGGAGGCGATATGGGATCAATGTTTCAAAACATGGCGAAAACCATGGGTATGAATATGCCAAAAGGAGCGCGATTTGACACTAACGCCTTTTCACAAATGCAGAAAAATATGGAAGCCCGCGAAAATCTGAAACAAAAAGCTTTGGATGCTCAACTCCGAAAAGATGCGGATGAACTGGCCAAAGCACAGGAATTCCAACAACGCAAAGCAGAATACGACAAGTTTATGGCTGAAAACCCCAATATTTTTGATACCAATGATCCAAACAGTTTGGTATATCGATTGGAAGGCGAAGAAAAACAGCAAAAATCCGGACTAAAACCACCTGGAAGTTCCGGAAACAAGAATAAGAAAAAGAAGAAGAAGGGTAAGAAATAAATAAAGGAAACCCAGTAAAGGAAACCCAGGTTTCCTTTAAAACCTTCCTTCTTTTAAGGGCGAAGCCCGTCATAATTATGTTTTGAGTGGTATTCCTCAAAACATAATATTAAGTTGCCCAGGAAATGCAGGGGGTTCAAGGGGGACGGCAGTCCCCCTGTTTAAAACCTTCCTTTTCTGTGGAAATGTCATGATTATGTTTTGAGTGGTATTCCTCAAAACATAATACTAGTTCATTCCCAGGAAATGCAGGGGGTTCAAGGGGGACGGCGAGTCCCCCTGAAGGACGGCGAGTCCCCCCTGATAATTTGTTCTTAACATATATACTATGGGATTTTCTCTAAAAAAATACATTGACATCAAATACTTCCTTATTAGCCTCGCCATTGGTCTCTTTTTCGTGTATATTACTTTCGACGAAAATAGAAAAATCACAGTTTATCCCAGTCCGGAAAACGCAGATCTCATTCAATACCGCGATAAAGCAGATCAATGTTTCGAATTCCAAGAAACACCAGTGCAATGTCCAGATAAAAAGGAGAAAATGTTCAAAGTCCCCGTGCAATAAATAGTGCTCTATATATATATGATCAAATTCACACGTTTATTAGAAAGTTCTTTAGGAAGAATCATTATTTCGATTTTATTGGGCCTTGGCTTAGCCTCTTTGTTTCGTCAAGTGTGTAATTCCAAGAATTGCATCAAATTCGACGGACCTGTTTTAAGTGAAATCGACGGAAAAGTCATGCGATTCGGAGAAAGTTGTTATAAATACGATTTGGTACATACCAAATGCGACGATTCCAAGAATATTATTGATTTAGAAAAAACAGAATAATGCGGTTAGGATGTTATCTTCTATTTGATAACATACTATATAATGTCTTCATCGACGACCAGTATTGCAGAGTTGCCAGAAAATATAACGGCACAAGTGCAGCCCATCGTGTCTTCACAACCCACCACGCAACAACAAATCCCAAACGCAATGCAAGGAAACGTTACTATGCCTCAAATACAACAAGGTCCGCAAAACATCAGCGAAAACATTGGACAAAACAATTATGTACCTATGAATGTTCATCCCAATCCCTATGGAAATCCTCCTCAAGGTCCAGATCAACTCCCCCTTCCCGAAGCGTCTCCTCAGCGAAATAACGGACAAGTACCACAAGGCCCTCCTCAATACAATGCAAACATGGCGGCCATGGAGCGCCAAGAATTGCCGTCTCGCGATATTCCTCAAAACACCTTACAATATACACATGACGAGCAAATTCAGCCCAATTATGTTCCACAACCGAAATTGACCTCCGATTATATACGCGAATACGAAGAGGCCAGTGAAAAAGCAATGCAAAAGCACGAGGAAACGAAACACCGCGAAGAATTGACGCAAGACTGGTTTGCTTCCCTGCAAGTACCTATTTTAGTCGGAATTTTGTATTTTCTCTTTCAAATGCCCATTGTCAATAAATTGATGCGTAAATATTTAGGATTCGCCAATATATACCATGAAGACGGTAATTTCAATTTTTTTGGACTCATTGCAAAAAGTGCCGTTTTTGCAAGTCTGTTTTATTCCATGCAATGGACGTCTCATAAAATAGCCTCGCTATAAAATTGATCCTTTTAAAAAGCAATGATTATAAACAATAAAATGATCATCTTAGTAATTGTGGCAGGTGTTGTGGCGGTGTTGTTATATGCTTCGCTCGTATGGGAAGAGCAGCATAAAAATCGTCGTTAATATATTGTTTTGAGTGAAATTTTCAAAACAATATGTGTGTACTATGTATATTATGTCAGATAAACCACCTATTGTTTTTATTTCCGGGAGGATGAATCCACCCACACCTGGGCATATGTTAATATTAGAAAAAGCGATTGAAGAAGGTAATAAAATGGGTGCAAAAATTAAAATTTATCTTACAAGTACGCATAATAACCTTATTGGTAAATATGGAAAGAATAAGTATATTTACCCCATTGAACCAATAAAGGGTTTTAAAGAAGATAACATAAATAAAAAAAACGGATATGTGGGTGTCAAAGACAAAAAATATCAAAATCCACTGACTCCACAACAAAAGAAGGATTTTGTGGAATTGATGTTAAAAAATAAATTTTCTTCGGATAAGCTTAAACATGTTGAAATATTTATCGATCATACTCCTGAGAAGGATTGTAATGGAGTGCTTCGTGCTCGTTTATGTGCATTAGCTGAGCAAAATGATCCAAATAAAGTGTTTTTTGTTATGGGACGCGAAACGGATGAAAAAGAACGTGAAAAACGTGAAACATATTGTGGAACAACGGAATCCATAAATGCTATTAAAAAGTTAATAGGTAAGAAGGATATTGAGCCATATAAACAAGAAGTAAAATGCATTTTTATAGAAAGAACAGAAGGTGATTCAGAAAACAAATTCTCAAATATGTCAGGATCGTTAATACGGCGTTATGCTATATTAGGTAAAATGCCACAATTATATGACGTATATGATGGACTTTTGTCAAAAGATCAGGTAAATGAATTGGTTGATTTAATTAAAATCGGAGTAAATTATCAGGATTCTTTATCTTCGCCAGAAAGTACTTCGCCAAAAAGTCCAAAAACAAGAAAAAGAAGTTTATCATCTTCTTCATTATCTTCTTCGTCATCATCACCTTCATCATCAAAAAGACCAAAAAAAGGAGGTACAAAGAAAAAACGTGTAAAAAGAAAATCAAAGAGGGTTAATTACTAATCCGTCACCACCCCGAGGAACATTGTTTGGGAATGGACCCAGTATTTGTTTTACACGCGACTTCACAAAATCATAAAAATTGTGTTCCATGAGTTTATTATGTTGTGTGGAATAGTATCCGAATTTTTTTAAAAGTTCTTTTCTCATTCCATAATATTCTGTATTTTGCCAATGTACATTATGATTTACATGACTTTGTACCAATACCACATTGTTGTTCTTTATAATTGCTAATTCATTTTCAATATTTGGTAAAAAGTAACGACCGGTTACTTTTAATACATGAGTACATTGAGATTCCTTTTCCATGATAATATTCATAGCATATTGAATACTGGCTCCTTCTAATAAACTCGAACTTCCGCCCCATTGTGGATATAATTTTAAAGCATTGAAAGAAATAATATGTAATCTATTTGGATATTTTTTTTCAAAATGTTTAAAAATGAATCCATGTGAAGAACTTTCAATTACATAAATAATTAAATTGGTTTCATCTAACCATTTACATAATTGATTTATATATAATTGACCTCGTTCGCGTATTTTAGATTTATTATTCAAATCACTACAAACATTGACACACGTGGTTAATAATACAATCCATTGCATTTATATATATATATATATATAAATATAAATGCAATTTATCTAATATAAACTTCAAAAAAACAATCTTGACAATCGCCCCATCCGCCCGATTGTTGATAATCAAGATGAAAGTTGTAATATTTTAAAATATTATTAAATTCGTTTTTATCATTCCTATTTTGAAAATTATTTTCAATTATAATCGTGTTTATATTATTCAACAACTGAGGATAATCCTTTAATATCGGTAAAATAGCACCTTCACAATCTAATACCAACGTATTAAAGTTAATTTTATATTTTTCCATTAATTGTTTATAACTTATAATATTCACTTTTTCCCATCCATCTGGTATATCTTCCGAATCACAAATTTTAGTATTCCAGCCATTTTGAATTAATTTATTTTTGGATAATGCTGAATTTTCAATGTGGAATTTCAAAGCATTCAGTTCTTTATTTTCTTTTAATAACGTAACACTGTGACTGTCACTTTCTAAAGTTACAAATTGATTGTTAAGTTGGAAACAATTTAGTATATAAGCAATGACCAAAGTATTACGACCAACATTTGCACCTATTTCTAATACTTTTTCATTTCCTCGTAAATATTTAGCAACCATAGTTTGCTCCGGTAATTCTTCTTGAAAATTACCATGTTTTATAGCTAAATGATTATGAATAAAATGAAGACGTTTATTTACGATAAAATTATCTTTTAGTAAATCGTCTGGTACGTTTAGAGAAGAATATGCATTTTCTTTTTCTAAATCTATAAATATTTCTTCATCGGCACTAAATGTCATTGTATTTTCATTCATAGTAATAAAAATAGACTTTTTAGAATATTTCTTTGGATCACTAAACAAGGAAGCGCGCACAAAATCATTTTTTGGAATGTAACTATATTTTGCATTTGACAAACTATATAACACAATATGTGTTATATCAAAATCTTCGATTCCATAACAAAATTTCATTATAATTAATAATGATATTATAATCAAAATATAATGATATTATAATCAAAATATTATGATTATAATATATATATATGAATAAAATATTGTTATTAACACCATTTAAAGTTGGATCCAGTTCTTTAATACAAATTCTTAGAGCAAATGGATATAAAGTAATTTGGTTGCATGAAAAAAATAAATTTATTCGTGCATTTCATCAACAGCATCAAAAAGTGGTTGTTCGTGGTCATACAAATGTAAAAGTTGAATTATTAAAATCTTTACATTTTGATTTAATTATTACCATGATAAGATGTCCAACTGATATGTACATGTCCGGATTTTTCCAAAATATTACCACAAAAGAATTTCCATTTTATTATGGAAATGAACAAAAAGTATTAAGCGCAAAAGTCAGTGACTTAAAGGAGCATTTTTTATCTTTTAATTGGGAAACATTTGATGAATATAGTCTAAATTATAATTTTAAACAAATTGAAGCAATTACAAATGTAAATATTTGGAATGAACCTTTTGCTAAAGAAAAGGGGTTTTCTTATTATAAAGTAAATAACAATTCAAAATTATTAGTTTTGTCCTTAAATGCTCTTAAAAATATACATCATATCATTTATAAACAATATAAAATTTCATTGAGACACACGAATATTGTTTATAATATTAGTCAAGCAAAATGGTACGCGAATGTTTATAAAGAGTTTAAAAAAGAAACGACATCAGAAGTTGAAAAACAGTATAATATTGAAAAAGTAATAGACCATTTTGATATTTTACATAAACCATCGTTAATAACAAATGGACAATCTTCAAATTATGATTTTAATAGTGCTTTATCCATAAAAAAAAAAGGAGCATATGGTAAATTTTTAATGAATTTTAATTTTAATGAATTTTAATTTTAATGAATTTTAATATATAACAAGTTTCTGTACTAACAATGTTCTAATAAATAATCCACATTAATTATGGGCGCAGCATAATGTTTTAAACGAACTTTATGGTGTTCAATATGATTTTTAGGAGATACGAAAAACATCAACCATGGTACATGTTCCATTTCTTGGCAATGGATAATTAAATTCATAAAAGCAATCAGACCGATGGAAGAGGCAAACGTAATTTCATTTGGACGTAATAGATAAGCACCCATAATGAATGGAGCAACATATGCAGACAAATATTCTGGTATAGATACGGCATTGCCAATACTAGGCATTAATAAATGGTCAAATTCATGATGGAATTTATGATATTTATATAAACTCATATTTTTATGCATACAAAAATGAACAACATAATATCCAAGGCTGTGAATCGATAGCATTCCCATAAATCGAATGGGTTGTAATGCATAAGATTCATGCGTTAATAATGTTTGATCCACAATTGCATAAATAAAAGGACTAATGACCAGTAAATTCGTTTGAATTGCATGCAATGCATTTAAACATAATTCAAAATGATCGCGATGCAATTTTTCCATTGTGTTTTTACTAATTGTACGATCGAAAATGACTCCTAACATAAACATAAAGCCACCTAAAAGAAAGCCTTTCCCATAAGAAATAGCAAAATCCATATATAAAAACATTCAGATTTTTTATATATAAAAAATTATAACGGAAACAACATGTTTTTCAATAAACTATTGGATTTACGTTGTTTTCGTGTTTTATTGGACTTTTTTTCCTCCTTCTCTTCTTCCTTTTTTTCTTCTTCTTTTTCTTCTTCCCTTTTTTCAGCTCGTAATCCGGGAGTGTATTTCAAAAAAGCTTCCTCAAAAGCACGACTGTTGCGTTTTTTACGTAACTCTGCGAACTTTGCAGCTTTTTTTGCACGAATGCTTTCCATGGTTTCTTGGACACCAATACATTTGGGTACATAGCGCTTTAATAAACCTCGTTGTGCCAAACGCGTTTTTCGCTCTACTTCAAACAAATATTGGGCCATGCATAAAATGCGGTCTTTGTAATAGTAAATTGCTTCTGAATATAAAAACGCCAAATAGAAACTCATAATCGTGTCGATGGTGGCAACATTGATTTCTTTTTTATCAATGGTAATGGTATTGTAATTATGACAAGCAATGGGTTTATAAATAAACGCTAAAATGTCTTCACCATATTTCAACTCATAATGTGCCGGAATGATTTCTCCAAACGCATCATGATGCACGATTTTGATTTTTTTGAATCCCTCGGTTTCCAAGCGTTCTTTGGCGATTTTTGCACTGCGTTCATAGTCTTCGGATAATACGTCGAAATCCGGAATCTTCTGAATAAAGCGCTTTGCGTGTTTGGGCATATATCGTGAATATAACGAACTCGCGTATCCACCGAAAAAGACCAATCCTAAATCGATAAATGTGTCGCGAACAATGGTGTAAATTTGTTCCGATTGTCCTTCGTTACCGTCCATTTTACGCTGGAAATCGACACTTTGACAATCGTATTTTACTTTTAAAGGATGATACGTGTTGAGCAAGTTCAAACGCTTGAGAACTTTTTCCCACCGACTGGTATCTCCAGCGGGACGAGAGAGCTCTAAATACATTCCCATGCGGAGGAAATTGGGTGGTGCGTAATAAATACCGGCCACTTTGACCGCATCTTTTTGCAACGTTTTGAATAAATCTTTGTGGATATGCGTTATATCGGCCATGGGAATGAAATTGACAAATACTTTGTACGTACCTGCATGTACACCGGATTTGGCCTCGACGTCTAAATAACCTTCTTTAAAGAAAATATCAGCTAGTTCTTTGGCGTCGTCCATGGCATTGTGGGAAAAGAAATCATAATCGGGAATTTGGTAATTTTTATCGTAAAACTGGGCGTGTTTGGGTAAAATATTGTTGATGGCTGTTCCACCATAGCAAATGAGCTTCTTTTTCACTAAAAAGTCTTCGACGATTTGAATCATTTTCTTGATTTCCTCACCGCTTGCTAATTTTTCACCTGCGATCTTTTCATTTTCATCGACCACGTGTCGCAAAATGGCTAATTCGCATTCTTGGAAATTCATTTGATTGGTGCATTCTTGTGGTCGAAATTTCCTATTTTTACTTGTTTTTCTTTTAGGCATACTTATATACTATTCACAAAATAGTATAATAAAAATGATTAAATTAGTTTGCGATTTCGTTCATGGGTACAAAAGCCGATTTATAAGTATTGAAAAACTCCTCGTATTGAGTAAGGGCCGAATCCGTTGAATAAAATGCTTGGGCAACAACTTGTGCTCCGTAATTTTTTGTTAAATAATATACATCGGAATTGTTTGTTCCATAGAAAAATCCAAGATTGGGCGTCACTATTTTGAAAGTATAGGGAAAAGGATTCGGTGGCGTGATAGGTTGATACGTCAATTGTTGTTCAGTATAGGACCGCACATTCGGAGTACCCACCATTAAATTCACATAGTTACTTAATAGCATGGAGGAGGTGTTTGAAGAAGGACTTGACGAAGGAGTTGGTGAAGAAGTAACCACTTGGTCGCATAATATAACCACTTTTCCAAGAAGTTGGTTCATTTGAGTGTTCAGATCAATGGGCACTGCATACCCTGTATTGGGGTCTTTATACAATTTATCGTCAAAGGATGCTGCAATGGATTCGGCGACCATGGAAGGTGCTTGTGGTTCATTGCTCAAAATCTTCAAATGAATAAACAGTGGATCATTTGGATTGGGAGACATTTGGTTAAATGCATTCATATTGATCGTGGAAAACACACCGCCTAAAGATAATGCAGGAGGATTTGAAGAAAAACTCTCCTTGTTGTCATCAAAAGAATAGGCAACGATCGGAACATTGTCTTTAATAAAGACTTGGAAATCCAAGAAACGACAACCGCGCTGCAATACATATTTCACCATATCCAGGTTCAAATATCCACCGGTATAAGCACTATTATACGACGATTTAATACAAAAATTACGCAATGCATTATCTTGGCTTATAGGAAAACTGGCATTGGTAATAGAAACGCCTTTGTTGCTTTGTTCAACACCTTCTAATTCTTTCATTTGAGCAGAATTGGGATTGTTATTAAACGGTGGTGGTGTTTGGCCACTTTCCGACATGGACTTGGAAATCATGCGATATAAAATATATACAATAATCAATGTTGCAACACCTAATAAAATATAATCAATTGGTTGAGCCATATATATTAACTATATATAGAAAGTTACTTAAGACAACATAAATATAGAAAAATATACAACTATACTATATATTTTACCATGCCTGGAGGATTATTGAATATTATTTCCCAAGGATCAGCCAATATATTTTTAACAGGAAATCCCTCGAAAACATTTTTTAAGGCGGTTTATTCTAAATATACGAATTTCGGAATGCAAAAGTTTAGGTTAGATTACGACGGTCTTCGTGAATTACGATTAAACGAATCTTCTAAATTTACGTTTAAAGTAAAACGTTATGCAGATTTGCTCATGGATACATATTTGGTGGTCAATTTACCCGATATTTGGAGTCCAATTATGCCTCCAAGTGCAGAAACAGATAATAAATGGTCCCCTTATGAATTTAAATGGATTGATAATCTTGGGTTTCAAATGATTGAAGAAATCGAAATCACGTGCGGAAGTGCATTGTTACAAAAATACAGTGGAAATTACTTGAGTTCTATGGTACAACGCGATTTTTCAACGGAAAAGAAAGAGCTTATAGATCAAATGTCTGGAAATAGTGCAGAATTCAATGATCCAGCCAACTGGATTCGTCGAACACAATCACCTCCTTATATGACCAATGCTTATCCCAATGCATTTTATAGTCAAAACAGTGCCGGAGCAGAACCATCGATTCGAGGAAAATCGTTGTATATTCCTCTAAATACATGGTTCACCTTGGAAAGTCAATGTGCTTTTCCCCTCGTTGCTTTGCAATACAACGAATTGATTATTAATATTACATTGCGACCTATTAGTAACTTGTTTCGTGTTCGAGACGTCTATGATGTTAAAAACAATTTCCCTTATGTGCGACCTGATTTTAATCAAAGTTATTTTCAAATGTACCGTTATCTTCAAACACCACCTTCCATTAACTTGTCCAGTTCAAAATATGAAAATAAGACTTTGACGTGGAATGCCGACGTTCATTTATTGGCCAATTATTGTTTTTTGTCTGAAGAAGAGCAACAATTGTTTGCCGCGCAAGATCAGGCTTATTTAGTAAAAGATGTATTCGAATATAATTTCTTAGATGTGGTGGGAACATCGCGAGTAAAATTAGACTCGTCAAATGGTATGGTTTCATCATGGATGTGGTATTTTCAACGCAGTGATGCTTTTCTGAGAAATGAATGGTCCAATTATAGCAATTGGCCTTATGCGACGATTCCTCAAAACATAAGTTTGAATAATTTATCAGGATTGTACATTACTGGTGACTTTCAATCAGCAAATCATTTTGAAATTATGGAAACCGGTGCAATTGTTTTGTCGGGGGAATATCGCGAAAATTCATTGCCGAGTGAGGTGTATAATTATGTGGAAAAATATACGCGTACTGCTGGAAACGCAAAGAACGGGCTGTATTGTTATAACTTTTGCTTAGATTCGAGTCCTTTTACGTATCAGCCTTCGGGGGCAATTAATATGAGCCGATTTAAAAATGTGGAATTCGAATTTACGACGTTCTTGCCGCCAATTGATGAAGATGGGAACAATTTAGAAGTTACGTGTGATGATGATGGAATACCCACTTCGGTTACTGAAAAACCGGGTTGGACATTGTATAGTTATAATTATAATTTGACCATGTTTGAAGAACGATATAACATTATGTCTTTTATTGGTGGAAATTGTGGAATGATGTATGCCCGTTAATATGGGTTTATGATATGGGTTATATATATTATTCTATTATATAGAGTTTATAATAGAATAATGACAACATCTTGGAAAAAAAAATGTAAAAAAGAAGGTTTTTCACTTAGTCCAAATGTCAGTCCAGGCGCAGCATCGACATCTGTTTCATCGGAAGTAAAAAAAGACCAACAATCTCTTCAACAAGATTTGGATAAAAAAGAGAATAGTGTATTGGCGTCATCAGATGATATTGGCGATAAAATAGAAGGAGAACTGAATCAAGTGCTCAATGGATTGTCTTCTTTGTCAATAAGTAATAATTTTTATAAAAGTTTAGGAAGCGCAATGGAAGTATCCAGTGTCACAAAAGAGAGTAATATATATGGAAAAGTTAGTTTGAATTTCCTTGACTTTAAAGCTTTGTCCAAAACATTGGGAACAATGCTAAAAGAATTTGGACAATTGATTCAATATTTTTTCCAATTAACACTGAGTTATTTGATTTTGATTAAATCGTCCATTGAATTGTTTGTTTTAAATTTTAACAAATATTTGAACACCACATTGGAAAAAATCGCCAATGCTCTTACCAACAACACTGCCACAAAAACGGAAATAAGCACGTTTCAAGAAGAAACAAATCGATTTTTGATGTTAATTATGGTGTGGATGATTGTATATAATTGGTTTTACATATGTTTCTATTTGAAAGACAGTGATAATGTGCGATATACGTTTAATTGCGACGACATGCTCAATTATAGTTCAATATTGTATGGCGCGTTTGGACCCGGATGCCGTGCCGTGGAAGTATTTAATTGGCTCTTAATCACATTATCCAAAAATATTCAAAAATTAATAACCAGCAATGCCATTATTTACGTTGGATTGTTTTTCTTGTTTTTAGTATTGGTTGCGGCAAATTTACCGACCGTATTGTTGATCGACTTTTTCAATGCATTGCATCACAAATATGGAACATCGCCTGTATCCATCTTTTGCATAGGCGTGGTGGTGTATTATGGCATGCGTTATTTCTTTTATAATTCCGGATTGATGCGTCTGCTATGGCAATTTCCATGGTTTTTCGGTATTCCCTTATTTTTTATAGCCTTGTTCTTTTACGTCATGTGGGTCATTGCAGTGAATATTCCTTTGGCCATTGTGGGCGTTTTCGCTTATTTAGTGATTTACTCTTTTATTGGCATTTTGTTTTACCAAGGCGGAAATGTGTTCAATACAATCGCGGGTATTTCCAGCGACATTGCTGCCCTTGGTCCCGATTTGGCATGGAGTGAGATTTGCGAAAATCCACCGGAATTCCGATTCCGTAAAATCCCCTTTTATATTTATCATTACGGAAAATGGCTATTAAATTGGTTAGTGGCCTATATGTCGGAAATTTTGATCATTTTGGTTTTACTTGGAAGTACTGGCTTGTACTTGAAACGATTCAAATCATCTTTGGAGGGGAAATTTAGTGCAAGCGCGTTCAGTCCAGGTTCGATGAAACAAGTTTTCACCTATTTATTTACGTGGTTGATTATTATAAACGTGTTGGTAATTTCAGTATTGATTACGTTTATGGTACAAAAATACAATAAAATAAAAGACTCTGTTCCTTCGTTTAAAAGCGATGATCCAAAACCAGTAATAAACATTACAAAAGCAGCACCAGGGTTTGGAGGAGAATCTTATTTGAAAGTTCCTGGGGGGAATGTAACCATAAATGAGAGTCCAATTAAAGGCACCGCAAGCAATGAAAACCCCGATGCAAGCAATGAACAAGAAACCTCAGAAGAAATCACTGACCAGACCACTTAAAACATATAATTGTTCTTCACTAATATAAAAATAAAATTATAGTAAGAATAGAGTGAAAAAATGAATCAAAAAAGCTTTTTACATAAAAATCGTAAAAAACAAAAATCTCTTACTTTAGCAGAATGTATTGTTTTGATTGATAAACAGCAAAATATGCTGCAAAACATGCAGGAACGTATTTTATTATTGGAACAAGAAAATAATGCGATTTATCAAAAATTACGAGAACACAATAGAATATAATATAAAGTTAATTATATGAGAAAATTAAGTATTACACATGAGAATTTTTTTGATAATTTTTTATATTGCAATATTGAAAAAATAGATCAATCTATTTACAAGGCTGGTTTGACGCCAAATATGTTAACCACATTTGGTAACATATTTACCTTGATAACCCTATATTTCATTTGGCATGAACATTATGTGGAAGCAGCCTTCATGTTTTTGTTTTCTTATGTATTTGATTGTTTGGACGGATATATTGCGCGCAAATATGATATGGTCACTGTATTTGGCGATTATTATGACCATATTAGTGATATGGTCCGTTATTTTTCCGTTTTGGCTTTGTTGGCTTATAAAAACTTTTCTTTATTTAAACAGACCATAGTCATTGTACTTTTATTTACGTTCTTGTTTTTGTATCACATGTATTGCCAAGAGTTTTTGTATGATCAAAGTCAAGATTCACCCACATTAGATATGATTCAATATGTTATTCCTTCCTTTTTCAAATTGCAAACAAAAGAAGAGGCAGAACAATGTATAATGAAAACGAAATATTTTGGAAACGGATCATTGGTATTGGTGATTTGTACCATGATTATTTTGTATAAATTTCAAAATCAGTATAAATAAATATTACCCAAATAAAAGTATGGAACGACCATCATGGGACGAATATTTCAAGGAAATTGTACAAGTTACCTCCAAACGATCTCCTTGTGAGCGATTACAAGTAGGATGTTTATTAGTAAAGGACAATCGCATTATAAGTCAAGGATATAACGGTTTTCTTCCAGGATGTGAGCACAAAAGTATTGTGCGTGATGGTCACGAACAAGCCACTATTCACGCTGAACAAAATGCATTGTGTGATTGCGCTAAACGAGGAGTTTCTTCTCAAAACTGCATTGCCTATATTACGCATTATCCGTGTTTAATATGTACGCGTTTGTTATTGGCTTCTGGTATATCTGAAATTAAATACATCCATGATTACAAAAATGATGATTTGGTGTCTTATTTTGTCAAACAAAATAGTGCATCTTGTTCTAAAATATGAACCTTTTTCATAAAATTGATTCGCCTTTTTGTACAAACTTATATTAAAATAAAACCTTTAATATGAGTAACGTTTATTATTACGACGCAGCAGAATACATTGACGATTTTGATATTAATGCACCTATTGTAGATACAGAAGAACGAAACAAAATGTGCGAACTTTGGACAGAATTGGCTTATAGTAAAATTTATTT